GAAATGAACTTAAAAGATATAGAAAATCTAGGCAAAGGTTATACACTGGAGGGGAAATGAAATGACCGACGAAGAAACACTGAAAGAGATTGAGAAGGAAATCTACGAAACTCCTGTGATAGAACCGGACAGATGGCTAAGTATTGCTGAAACTCTCATCAGCAAGCTACGTGATGCGTGGGAAGAAAAAGCTACAGCATTTTATTACACAAAGCGAGTCAGGGCACTAATGGCAGAAAACGAAAAGTGGAAGGCGATGTTTGAAAACCCTGCGGATTTTAACGTGGTCAAGATATTAAAAGCCACCATTGAAAAGCGTGAACAGGAAAACACCCGACTTCGGGGGGCTCTTGTTGAAATTGACGACCTTATAGAAAACAGAAAAGCAAAGATTGTTATACGAGCCGCACTGGAGGGGAAATGAAGTGTGAGCACAAAGATGATAGGGCGGCTTGCCGGGATTTATCGTGCATTATTGATGGGTATAAAGATGAAAACGAAAAGCTGAAGGAAGAAATAACAATGCACACAGAAAATATATCTGACTACGTTGATGAAATCACCCGACTACGGGAGGCGTTGGAGTGGCTTGATGATTACATAAATCAGAACTACGGCGGCATGGCATATATGCAGGAGAAGATCAGAGCCGCACTGGGACGAGTAGATGAAGTGTGAACACAAAGACGATAGGGCGGCTTGTAGATTTCCTGAGTGTATTATTGAAGAACTCCAAGCCCGAAATGAAAAGCTGGTTATTGCACTAATGAAATACGCCAAACAGGGGCCGCCTGATATACTTTTGGGGCGGCAGATTGCTGTTGATGCCTTAAGAAAGTGCGGGGTAGAAATATGACTGAACTAATTTACACCATGATTACACCTTTTATTATTTTGCTGAGCTTTTACATCGGGTATAAGGCTGGAAAGCAGGAACTGCACAGGGCAAATATTAAGAAAATACGGGCCGAGATAGTGGATAGGATGAGAAAGCCCAGGGGTGAGGTTTACAGGCCGTCTAAGGATATTCTAAGAAGGATGAGTGCAGATGGTGAGCAAGCATTTGAGGAGTATAGCGGACCCACAGAGGAGTATTAAGCCCCTAGCTCTTCCTTGCGGCGTATGTTTTGGCGTAGCTAGAGATGGGCTTTTGTATAGGGGCATCCCACTTTGCCAGGGGTGTAACCCTGCGCATGAGGTGGATATTGGATAAAGAGGATATAAAATACATAACGAGCAAGGCAGTTTGCCATTTCTCTTGTGGTTCCACTTCAGCAATCGCAACCAAGCTAGCACTAGAGAAATTTGGCCCTGAAAATGTAGAAATAATCTACGCAGATCCAGGCGCAGAGCACCCAGACAACCAAAGATTTTTAAAAGAATGTGAAGAGAAGCTATTTAAGAAAAAAGTGACCATAGTTAAATCCAAGAAATACAAGACTATCTTTGATGTGTTTGAAGATAAAAAAGTTCTAAACTTTGTGACTGGCGCACCCTGCACTACAGAGATGAAAAAAATTCCTATCCGAGATTATTTAGGTGCCCGGCTCTATGACGAGGTGCAGGTCTTTGGTTATGACCCTAAAGACGCCGGAAAAGGCCGGGTTGATAAGTTTAGAATGAATAATCCAGACCTAACCACCTGGTTCCCTTTGGTAGAAGAAAACATATCAAAAGGGGAATGTTTAACCTGGCTAGAGGGTTTGGGAATACCTATCCCACAGATGTATAGACTAGGATTTTCCAATGCTAACTGTGTTGGATGCGTTAAAGCTGAAAATATTAGCTATTGGCAGAGTATAAGGAAAAATTTTCCTGATACTTTTAAATGGTTCGCAGACTTTGAAAGGACCATCGGAAAGAAAGAGGAAGGCAACCCAAAAGGAGCGGCAATCAATAAAAGGTATATAAAAGGCGTCAGGCATAGGGTGTTTTTAGATGAGTTACCCCAAGAGCCAGAGCCCGAAGGCGATCAATTAGATTTCTTTTGTGGTTATACTTGCGGTTAAGCCCCTAGCTCTTCCTCAATCAAATCCTCAAGGCTTACCCATTCAATCTCAACCAGCTCCCCACGGAAATTAAAACCACAAGAGCCGCACCTTGTCAGGTTCGGATTCTCGTCAAAATATACGGTAGATCGGCAGTTTAGACACTTTACGATAGGCATTTCATTTTTCATGGTGCCCTTGATCAATATTTTACAGCATAAAAACAAAATGCGTCAACTTATAACGCGTTACCCTATTTATATGATCCTCAATATCTTGGGTGCAAAGGTTAAAGTCGTAAGAGTAAAAGACCTAGACAGCAAGGGCGAGGCAGATTTTGCTAATGGACTTATTAAGATTAGGGCTGACTTAAAGGGCACAGAATACCGTCAAGTTTTCTGGCATGAATTTAGTCATTGGGTTTTATATCGTTCGGGATTAAACGAGGGGTTGGATCATGTGCTAGTTGAGGCGATTTCTGACGTGTTTGGTTTTGCTGTGAGTGAGAATCAAGTTTCTTTGCGTGGTAATATTTAAGTTGTCTTACTCTGTCGCCTGATCTTTTACAATGAATACACTGCCTCACACCATTTTTATTTGTATAAATATTAACATCGATCCAGTCATGGCCTTGAGCGCAATGTGTTTTTTTGTCTTGGTAGAGCCCATGCTTTGCCCTCATATCCTCAAAATTATCTCTTCTAGTTCCTAGAAATAAGTGTTCAGGATTAACGCAGTTTCTAACATCACATTTGTGGCAGACACATAACTCATCTGGGTCCACATCATAAGCAAGAAAGTAAGATAGCCTATGTGTAAGCCACGCTTTGCCTTTATAGCTAAATCTTCCATAACCTTGATTATGCTTAGTTGGCCCCTGCCATAACCAGCACGTATCAGAAAAAACGAGCCTATTACAGAATTTTTTAGGTAGTTTGCTTGTGTATTCTGCTATATCCATACATATCTATATACCACGAGGATTTTAAAGGTAAATTACCCGACTATTGAAATCGAGCGCCCTGTTGTAGATAGTCTTGGAACTCGTCCCATGACTCTTTGAGGTCGCAGACAGTATCCCAATCAAAAATAACTTCTTTTTTCTTATCATCTACTTCGAAATTATGGAGCAGGTCGCCAACAAGGTCGAGTATGTCTGTGATTATTTCTGATTCGCGTGATTCTAGTTCATCTTCTGTCATAGGTAGATTATACCCTAAGAGTGAGAGATTTCCTTTTTTCCTTAGATAAGAGGTTTTCTTTCTCTCTTGTTTCAGCCCCACAGTCTTTGCATTTGAGCCTATTCCATTTGCCCGAGGCCGTGTATGAGTATCCATTTTTAACTATATTGGTGGAGCCACAAGAACACTCGTTTTTTAGGCTGTCAGAATATAAATTGAAGTTAAAAGCAGAGTCCCAAGGTATGAGCTTCTTATAAAGCTCCTCAAGAGATAAAACGTCATACTTATTGTAAAGTTCCATTTCTTTCCATGCTTTTATATTTCCCTTGAGACACTCTGACCACAGTTTAAAGCCCGGAAATTTCTTGTGCTCTGCTAACTTCTTGTATTTGGTGCATAGCTTGTTCGTCATGTATTCCAGGCGGTTACTAGTGAATCCGAAGTGTTTTTTAGCAATTTGAAGGGTGTCTATGTGCTTATAGCTGGATGGTGGTTTAAATCCGTGGATGATAAATCTAGCGTTTAATTTCTTCTGGTCAAACCCTATTCCGTTTTGCGTTATAACTATGTCAGCCTCGTCTAGTAGTTTCCAGATGCCTTTGGCTAAAGCCTTATCATTTTGTATATCTTTTTTGTTTCTTTGGTCTTGGTAGTAGATTTTGCTGGGCGGGTCATCTAGCCATTTTGCAGACCATGACAGAAGGTGCCAGTCTGATTCAACTTGGTTAAGCCCCACGTTATTATTCCAAAGCCCCCAAACGTAAGCTATTATAGGGGCAGTTTCAATATCGTAAATTAAAACTCTTGGACCTTTTTTCTTACGCACTTAATAATTAGAACACAGAAAAAGGTCAATCGGCAGGTTTTGCCTCTTCGTAGGCTGACCCTTCACTCTTCTCTATGTAAACGTCTTTGTGAAGCTCACCCTTAGCCTCTTTTTCTTTAAGGGAATCAACTTCATTTGCTGATAGTTCTAGGCCAGCTTCTTTTAACGCTTCTATGGATTCGTCTGTTATGTATTTAGATTTTTCGCGTTTGCTTCTTGTTTCGGCTAGGTATTGACTTCCACCGCTAAAATCCCCAGCCTCAGCGTCAAGACCATGACGCTTATTGTGCTCGACAAGCTCATTTTTAGAGCCAATCCATTCCCCGGTAGCAAAAGAGTGATGGGGCTCGAATGAGTCACGCTTTCTTTTAGTGTTGTTCTTAATGCTTCGGAGTTCCAAAGATTTACTGTAGCCATTGACCAAGAGTTTATCTTGACGCTCATGCTCTTCTATTTCATCAACTGAAAGTGTGACAGTGCTATTATCCTTCAACTTGCAGATGTATTTAATTTCTATGGATCCGTTTCTGTTTCTGTGAATTACTCTCATAATATTATGTTATCCTTACTTTGCTATATTAAGTTAATATTGACCAAACCAGTGAAAAGGTAAAACCTTGGCCGATTCAGATAAAATCATACTAGCTTCAAATACATCACAAAAAGACATGGAAATAAACAGAACACTTGATCAGCATTTTGCTGAGGCTACAGAATACATCAACCGCAACCGCCAAAACCTAGAAGAGTATGAAGATGCCTATGAGGGCAGACAACGGAAAAGGGCCACTAAGAGGCCAATCGAAAACATTATTTTCCAGTTAATTGAGTCAGAAGTTCCCATTTTAACAGATGCACAACTAAACCCAGATATTATTCCCCTGGAAGAACAGCACATGCAAGTCGCAGAAGTTCTTAATGCGGCTGTAAAGTCTGAGCTTAGATATAACAATCAAATAATAAAATGGAGCCAGGCAGTAAGAAACGGCTTAAAGACCGGGACTGGTTGGTTCTATGTTGATTGGGATCCAGATTTAGATCAAGGGTTGGGGCACGTTGTTGTAAGGGTTCTGGATTGGCGCTGTGTTTTTATTGACCCGTTGGCCACGGATATAGATGACGCCGACTTTGTTGGTTTAAGATTTCCAATGCGCCTGGACCAAGTAAAAAGGCGCTTTCCTGAAAAAGCAGAGCTTCTAGATGCTCAGAGCGGGATGGCAAAAGCCTCGGACAGAATAGGCTCAGACGCTAATGACGCAGAGAGGGAAAAACAATGGACAGGCTTCTTAAGTGGGGACGTCCAGAAGGTTAATAAGTTCGACATTGTAAAAGATACCGTCACACTAGAAGAGGGATGGGTTAGGGACTACTCCCTAGAATCAATCCCAGAAGAGGACACCGCAGAAGAGGTAGAAAAAGAGAATGAAAAATTTAAAGAGCTTGAGGCGGTAGAGGCTAGAAAGTGGGAGGACCACGCTAAGCACATTTTAGGACATATAGAGCTTTTAGAGGCGTTAACCCTTGAAAGAAAGCTATCAGCAGCCGAAGAGCTAGGGGTTGACCCTGAGCAGCTAACTGATGAAATGGTAGAGGAACTCAAAAACTCTAATCCTGAAATGATGACCCTCTTCGAGACTTTAGATGTCCAGATCGCAATCATAGAGGACCACATAGAGACTCATAATATATGGGGCGAGCAAAACCCAGACAGCAAAAGGCCAAAGTATCCGAATAACTGGCGCCTAGCGATTCGTGTTGGTTCTGTGATTCTTTACGACGGTAAACCACCAGTGGAGGACGGACTGGTTCCATTGGTTCCTGTGTATGGATACAAAAACAGTGAGTCAGTCTATGGCACAGGAGAAATTCAAAATATTTTACATCAGCAAAAAATACTCAATGAGATGAGTTACGCAGAGCTGCAAGGTTTAAGGCTTAACTCTAATAGTGGTTGGGTAATGGATGAAAACTCCGGGGTTGACGCGGCAGAGCTTACCAATGAGCAAGGAATAGTTATCAGTAAAAAGCAGGGCACCGAGGTTGCAAGGTTGCAGCCGGGCCAGGTATCGCCACAGTTTCAAGTTAAAATGCAGGACGCAAGGCGAGCAGCTAATGACATCGTGGGCCTACAAGATGCAAGCCAGGGCAGAAGGCCAGCGGGTATTGTCTCGGGTGAGGCAGTTGATTCACTAAAAGAGTCAAACCTTACCAGGATCAGGGAGAAATCCAGGATACTTGAGGGTTACTCAACCGTGAGGCTAGGCGCTCTTGTGGCAAGTCGTATTGTTAAATATTGGTCAAACTCTAGAAAACTCCTAGTGCATGATCAAAATGGTGAGCTTCAAAGGTTTGATTTTGAGCCCGAGCACGTAGAGGATTTGCAATATGATGTTATTGCCGTTCCGGGTTCTACTGCGGGAATGGATAAAGACCTAATTTTCTCTAAAGCTTTCCAAATGCTTAAGATTGGCATCATTGACCCAGTTACTTTTGTTGAAATGGTTGACCTGCCGTTCAAGGCTAGCGTTCTTAAGAAGGTAAAAGAAAACAACGACAAGGACGCCATGATTCAGCAACTAGGAGCAGAAAATGCGGAGCTTAAAGCCCTTCTTGAGGAAATGGACGCAGCCATTGCAGAGGAAGAAAAGAGGGAGCAGCCCCAACAAAATGGACCAAGGCAGATCGCTCAAGCTTAAAAAACTTGCATTTTACACCCTATCTATAATTTAATTTCCTTAACATTGTTAAAATCCATTAAAATAGAGGGGAATCTATGACTGAAGAAAATCAAAGTGCAACGCCAGAAGTTAATACTGAACAAAACTACAACGCGGCGGCTTTTGATTACATAGAGGCAAACGGGCTCATGGAGTCCGATGGGACAGAGCAAGGCCAGTCAAACGAGGCTGATCAGAATGAATCTGAAGCAGCCACAGAAGATGCGCCAGACAACGTGCAAGAGGCACAGTCTGAGGAAGAAACCGGGGAGGTTGAGGCATCTAATGAGGTTGAGACTGAAGAGGGCGACGTTGAAGAACCTGAGCTTTATGAGTTCGAGGTAAACGGGAAAGCCTATAACTACACTTTAGACGAGTTAAAAGATGCGGCCACTGCCGGTCTGACTTTTCAGAGTGAAAAAGAAATCTTGCAAAACGAAGTAGCCCAAACCCTTCAGGAAGTAGAGCAATATGTGGGGCAGCATCAAGAGAATCTAGCAAGGCTAGAAACTATTGACGCAGCATTTGAGCAGTTGAGAGTCCAAGACCCCGCACTAGCAGAAGAGTTTGAATTCGCGCTTAAGCAGATCGCGCCCCAGGTGAATAACCCGAAGGTTAAAGCTTTAGAGCAGAAGATACAGGAACTTGAAAAACGCACTGAATCGAAAAGCACAGAGCTTGAAAACCAATCCATTCAAAAAGAGTGGAGCAAAGGGCTGGACGAAGTAAAAAAATCTTATGAACCATTGCTAAAGCAATTGGGGATCAAGGCAGACTGGGACGGTCGAGTTCAGAACGCTTGGATTAACTCAGGAAACGGGACAGTTGAGGAGGCTTTATTTGCGGTGCATGGCACGCAAATCCATAAGCTAAGTAACTCAAAAAAGACCGTTGCTAGTGTGACAAAAAAGGCAAAGTCAGCGAGTGCCAAACCAACCGCAGGGAAGGCAAAGGCAAGCGCAGGGCAGACAAAGGTTGATACTAAGAATCTTTCCTATAGGGAAATAGAGGAGCGTATTGCCGCCGGGAACTTTGATTTTTAATGCTTTAAAAGCCCCTAAGAATTTAACCATTTTTAGAAAAGGGGGCCATAATGGCTTTATCATTTGACCAAATTACCGCTATCGGTAACAACGTAATCCTTCCAAAGGTAGAGGATAACGTATTTAATAAACACCCATTCTTGAAGAGACTCAAGAAAAACGCTCGTTTTAAAGACGGTGGTAACCAGATCCAGGCACCAGTTTATAGTGCTCAAGGTGACAGTTCTGACGCAGAATACTTTGACGGGTTCGATTCGTTGGACATCACACCAACCGATAGAATCACAGCAGCCCTTTACCCGTGGAAGCAGTTGGTTGCTAAAGTTCATATCAGTAGAAAAGAAGTCCTACAGAACTCTGGACCAACTGGAATCGTTAGTCTTATGACTGCCAAAGCTGAATTTGCTGAAACTGAAGCTCAAAGACTTGCTACTCTTGGCCTATACTCTGACGGAACCGCTGGAACTGGTGCAGGAACCACAAAACAGCTAACTGGACTTCAGGCAGCTCTTTCCACTACTTCTACTTATGGTGGGATCGCTGTGGCTGATATGTCTAGCTGGGTTGCTCAGGTTGCTAATAACTCAGGAACCAACAGAGACGTAACTCTTGACCTTATGCAGCGTTCTTACCAAGCTGGTAAAGACGGAAGCAGAAAGCCAACTGTTATCACTATGAACTCTGGGGTTTTCAATAACGTATGGAGCCTTATTCAGCCTTATGAAAGACTAAGCGCCGGAGCTGGCAAAGTTGGTTTTGAAGATGCTGATGCTGAGTTCAACAAAGCCCCTATTTTGGTTGACCTGGATATGGAATCCAATGCAATCTACTTTATCAATGAGGACGTTTTCCATCTGTGTATCCACAGACAAGAAAATGGACGCAAGGTTGTTCATGGCGATCTTGAGAAGCAAAATAGCCAGCTTTTCAAAACCTACTGGATGATGAACCTTGTCACCACTGAAAGACGTAGGCTTGCTAAACTTGATGACATCAATGAGGCATCTTAATTAGATTTAGTTCGGGCGGCTTAGGGCCGCTCTAGCGGTTTAACTATTTTAGAAAGGTATAAAAATGAACTTCTTAAAAACAATTCTATTTGCCCTTATTGTGGCAATGGTGCCAGTCGTGGGTAATGCCTACATTGGCCCAGATGGACAAAGTAACTCAACCGATCAAAGCGGAAGTTTTAAGACCCGTGAGCTTGCTGATATTAAAATCATCAACGTCACTGGTTCAACTGCTTCGCTCGGTTCTGTGATGTGTGCTTCTACTGTAGAAGATGACGGTTATCGTGCATCTGAGTGCTCCCTGGAAGCAGGACCGGCTCTTTGTGTTCTGACCGAATCATGCGCTGATGGCGCTCGCTGCTCATGCCGTCAGCATGGTTATGTTAGTCAGGTTAACTGGGTGGATTCAGGCTCAGCTAACGAGGACGCAACCGCCGGAGTTTGCTTGTATGTGTCAGGCGACGATAACGGAGCTGTTCAGGGTATTTCAGGAGATAGCGCGCTTGTTTCTGGTGTTAGCTCTCCGGTATGTTTGGGGACTTTCCTAGACAGTGATACGGCTGATGACGCTGCTATTGAAGCTTATATAAATATCAGGTAATATGATTTCAATCGCTTCATATTGGGGGATGGCTTTAATAGTCATTCCCCTTTTTACTAGGGTATGGATACCTATAGATGGCACCTTTAGACTAGATTCAGATTTCTCTAAACAGACTATATTTATGGGCTTTATGTTTTGGGGCTTTGCCTTATTCCCAAAGCGCTACATTTATAAAGAGTTTAATTACTTTTATTATTTCTTAATCTTTTTATTGGTTCATGGGTTTTGGATCCAGTGGAATCCATACAGCCAGGCGGTCACAACTAAATGGTTAATGCTCAGTTTGGGGTGCGGTGCGCTAACTCAGATGATTAGTGAGTTTAGAAAAGCCGACAAGGAAACCGTTTTTAATTTTGTGGCTGTGTCAGCAATTATTCAGGCTTTATGGATATTGGCTCAATACTTTGGGGAACAGCCTCTAGATTGGGCTCTGAGGCTTCAAGGCAGTAGGTTACAACACGATAACCTTAATGGGGGAGTCGTCGGAGCGCTTACACAACAAACAATCTCAGGGGCCGCGCTTGCTGTGTCTCTTCCAGTGTTTTTCAGAAAAAAATGGGCATATTTAATCCCCTTGGTTTTGATTGCTGGCCTTATTACTATGTCAGCGATGACGCTTGCCGCTACTCTGACAGCCGTTATTGTTTGGGCCTTTTATCGGTATTTTTTAAGACCTGATAGGTTGCTTGGCGCGTCTATTGTTTTGTCAGCTTCTCTGGTGGCGCTGTATTTTACTTTTTATCATTTATTTGATGGCGGGTTTTTAGATGACCAATTGAGGCTGGAAATTTGGAAAGACTCGTTTAATTATATGAAACCCTATGACTATATATTTGGCGGGGGGCTAGGGCATTTTGATGACCTGTTTAGGCGCTGGAAATTAAGAATTCCCGGCTTTGACCATCCACATAACGAAATAGTCTGGTTTGTTTGTGCTTTTGGTGGGGTGGGTTTTGTATTTTTAGGCTGTGTTTTAAATAAGCTTAGGAAGTTTAAGAATAAATGCCCAATTTTGATGGCAAGTTTTGCGGCTCTGGTAGTCAATTCGATCGGTAACTTTCCTTTACATATCCCGTATATCTCACTTCTATTTATGGTTTTCTTGGCGTTTTATTTAAAGGAAAATACTGAACGCGCTTAAGATTTGGTAAAATGTATTTAGTTATAACTAACCCAGGGGGCTTATCAATGTTTAAATCACTAATGACCTTTATTGTTTTCTCAATTATCACGCTTTTCTCAGTTGATTCATTTGCTGCTTTTTCTGCAACAAAACAAAGGGAAGCGCCTTTAGGTGGGCTTAAGGTTCTAATTTATGAGGCCGATTTTGCGTCTGTTACTTCTGGCACAATCGTAACCGGGCTTAATAAAATTCTATTTGCTGAATTTACCAATGAAGTGAGTGACGATCATGGAATCATTAATAAGAACTCAGCCACAGCATCAACCACAGAGGATGACCCAGGCCAGGTTCATATTAGTTCAGTAACTTCAAGTGACACTGGGGTAGTCCTAATCATAGGCCGCTAAATGAGGGGCTTTAATGGGAAAAGCTTAGTTGATGAATGGGCAGCGGAGCAAAGTGATACTTCTAGCGCCCATTTGTCGCGCGTTTTAACTTACGTAAATGACGGGATTCTTGACATAGCATCTCGCCATGGATGGAAAACCCACAGGCGCAAGGGTAAGAAAATACTTACAGCCAGCGCAGAAGAACAAGAGCTTAAAACAACCGCGCCGACTGCGCCCTCTGTTGCAGTTTCAAGCGGTGGATCTCTCACGGATGCAACGGTTTTTAACGTATATGTGACCTATGTTGATTCTAATGGATACGAAACCCCGGCGGGAACTGCTAGTGCAAACGTAACAACTGCAACTCCCAATCTTCAAATAGATGTTACCAGTATTCCAGTAAGCCCTGAGCCATTGGTAACAGCTAGAAATCTTTATCTACAGAAAGCCTCGGGGAATATTCTATACAGCCAACAGGTTGCCGACAACACAACAACAACGGCAACAATTGACGAGGAGCCTACTGATTCGGACGTAACGGCAAGGCCACCAGAGTATGATCAAATTAGAAAACTAGACGGTGACCCGTTTTTTGAGGGGAGCCCGGAGCTTCAACTGGTTAATAGAACAATTGACCAAATGAGATATTTGCACAAGGGGTCTTTTTCTGATGGAACTCCTCAGATATATGGATTAATAACTGATACAAATTTACTTTTAAACCCAAGACCTTCAAGCGCCTTAACGCTTTCATACTACTACTTCAAACGCCCACCAATGGTCACCTACCAGACGACATCTATTCCTGATCTTATCCCCGAGCTTAAGCCGCTTTTAAGGTTCTATGTAATGATGAGGGGTTTTGAGTTCCGAGATAGAAACGGGGCAGTCTCTAAATACAATCAATATGAGGCTATGGTTTTAGAATATATTTCAAGATTTGGTCAAAGAAGAGATGGCCGCAAAATTGTGTCCGATAGGGTTGGCGATTCTGACGGATACGAAACCACAAGTTTATAAATTATGGCATTAAATTTAAGAGCTTCAAAATCATGGCGTAACTTCTCGGTTCCTATCAGTTACCGAATTGCTGAGGATCGCAGCGAGGAAAGGCTTTTTGATGCACAAAATGTTTTCTCTAATCAGGGAAGGCTCGAAACCCGTCATGGGTTTAGTAGGCTAAACAGCTCAGCAGTTGGGGGTGGTGGGGAGATAATCTCAATGAGTTACTTCCAGAAAGAGGATGGAACCAGGGAGATACTCGCCAAGGTGAGCACAGTTATTTATAAGATAGACACGGCAGGGGCTGTTACGAGCTTAAAAACCGGATTAACGGCGGCAACAAAGCATAGAGGCGTCACGGTAAACGGTCGCCATATTGTCTGTGTTGGAAATGACGGGCTTTTCTTTTATGATGGAACGAACTTTAGCGCATTGGGCGAGGCAGCCCCGTCAATAGCTTCTGTGGCGGCTGCATCTGGCGGAAGTTTAACAGATTCAACTTATAGAGTTAAATACTCTTTATATGCTTCTAGCATTGGTTTTGAAACTAACATGAGTGGACAAAGTGCCACGGTTGCAACTTCTGGAAGCAATAACACTATTGCGGTTACAAGTATGACCACAAGTGCAACCCATCCATTGATGGATAAAAAGAGAGTTTATCTAAAAGATGTTACGGCTGAAAGTGATTACATATTTATAGCAGAGATTGATTTAGCAACTGCGTCTTATAATATTACAGCGGATTCAGATAGTGTTCAGGTTGGAAGGGTAAGCCACGCGCCGCCCGTTAGTGGTGGCGCCTTGTATTTGGCTGAGTTCAATAGAAGGGTGGCCTATACTGGCAACAATAACTATCCGAGTGATTTATACTTCTCTGAGCCAGATTTGCCGGATTGTTATGACGATTCTTTGGGAAGTCCTAGAATTGCTTTATGGGGCGATGGTCCGCCCACTGGTTTAGGTTCTGGGTATTATAACGGGGATAAGGCTTTTCCTTATTTGGTAGCATTTAAAAAACGATCTATAACAGTAATAAACTCGGATTTTTCTTCTACTGTGATCAGTAGGCAACTTGGATGCGTATCTGCGGAAACCATTAGGACAATTAACGGGGATGTTTTCTTTTTGTCAGCCTACGGTTGGCGGGTAATTTCTCAGGGTAAGCTTGTGGTTGACCCTAATAGCTTGCAGCCCCTCACTTTGGGCCGTGGAGATATTGACGATGTGTTTAAGTCCAGCGGATATGAAAAAGAGCTCAACAAGTCAGATTATTCAAATATGTTTTCAGTGTATTACCAGGAGTTAGATCAATATATAACTTTTGTATCATTTGGGGCATCTACGAGCCACAGCGCGGCCTTTGTCTATGAGTTTGAGACTAGGGGGTTTAAGAGATACGCCTTTCAGTTGGATTTTAGCGCAGCAGTAGAGGGGGAGGATTCGAGCGGGGATAACGTGGTTTATCTTGCTGACTCTTCTGGGTTTATTTATACGCACAGCATCAAGGAAGATAGAACAGACACCGACGCGGCTGCTAGTTCGGTTGACGTTGAAGCTTTTGCGCTTATGCCTTGGCAGTTTGGCGATGATTTAGACGCTTCTAGAAATTTTAGAGAGTTTATTGTCCACGCAATAGCGAGCGCCAACGATATAACAGTGAGGCATTGGGTTAATTTTAGTTTAGCTGATGCCCTAGAAACTACCTACTCATTCCCGGATCCGGCTGACGGTTTTATTCTAGATGTGAGCAAGTTGGATGAGGACGCGCTTTCTGACCCGAATAGAACGGTAGTAAAAGGGCGCGGGGATTTAAACAGAGTGGGTTATAGTATATTAATAGGGTTTTACCAAACAGTTACGAACGGGAATATTAACCTTATTAGGGCACAGCTAGACTCAAGTAAGAATGGGAATCCAAATTGAGGGAACTATGAGAAACGTAATAGATAGATTTTTACTGGTTTTATTTTTGGCTCTTTTGGTCCTGCTATTTGTTGATGATGCGTCGGCTACGTGCTCCAGCCCAATAAGTCGAACTAACAACGCAGCAAACAGTGTTTTGACGAGTTCAAAATACAACACTGATATAAATACGGTTTACAACCATGCAAATGATTTAGATGGGGACTGTATAACGGCTGGGACCATCCCAGACACAGCTCTGGATACTACAAATCTAGGCCCACAGTTTAACGCTATACATCAAGGATTTAAATGCTCAAGGTCCGATGCCTCAACTATCGGGATCAGCAAGGGATGGATAACAGTCAACGGTAATAACATTACAACAAGCTCTTCAACGTCTATACAATTCGGTTGCACAGGTTGTTCGGCAGAGGCAACGGCTACGGCTTATTATGTAGCCCTTAAGACGGGAACGGTTGAGGATCCAGTGATAACAACCACCGCCCCGGATGATAATGGTTATCAGGGAACTTCTAAGTATTTGTGTAAGTTTTATAATGACGGGGATGGTGACATCGCTTCGGGTTCAATTGGCCAGTGGGTTGTAAATGCTTTCAGTCCCGTGACAAGCCATATCAGGGTTGTGGGATATAACGGTTATGGTTCAACTAACACTAAGATTGTCAGATATGATGATCTTCATTCTATAACTTCAGATGATTTTACTTTTACCCAAAGTGCCGGAAATGGGGATTCGATAACAATCAACACGTCAGGTTATTACCAGGTGACTCACAATGTGGACGCTTCTGCCTCTAACGCTTATGGGACTTCAGTTAATAGTTCTGAATTGACTACAAATATTCAAAGTATTTTAAGAGAGAATATAGTTACTTACCACTCAAACACGGGTGGTTCAGGGACTAACATGGCTGCGGTCCATTATTTCCATGCAGGTGACGTGATTCGAGGCCATCATGCTGGAAGTGCGGCGACAGACCAGACATTTTTAGAAATAACAAGGTTACATTAGGGGAATTTATGAAAAAACTAATATTAATATTAGTGTTAATCCCGTTTAATGCGTTTTCTACGGTTGTAATAGTTCCAGCCGGGGGCGGTGGGGGCGGCGGAAACCAGAATCAAGTGGTTATGCGTGGGTATAACGGTCTAGGATCAACCAACACAAAGATAGTTAGATTTGACTCTGAAGATGCTGGAACTGGCGCAGATTTTACAGTAGCTCAAAGTGTTGCAAATGGGGATTCGATAACCATCGGCACAACGGGTTTTTATTGTGTAGCTTTTACCGGGACAACTTCAGGCGCCAACGCTTATGGGGTTAGTGTGAATAGCTCGGAACTTACCACAAATATTCAGAGTATAACTTCTACAGATATTTTTGTTTATGCATCATCTAACGGGGGCGGGGTATCAGCAACTAGGTGCGCCCAGTTGAGTGCAAGCGATGTTTTAAGGGCACATACCGCAGGAACGGCTATGACAGACGCAGGGACTACGTT